GTTGCATGCGGTCGGCCTGAAAGCGCCTGGCGCCTGGATACCTGGCGTCATTGACCCCGCCGCACGAGGGCGCTCGCAGGTGGACGGGTCACGGCTCATGCAACTGTACATGGACCTCGGGCTCCATCTCACAGCGGCGCAGAACGCGGTCGAGTCGGGCATCTATACCGTGTGGGAGCGCCTGAGCACCGGACGACTCAAAATCGTGCGCTCACTGGCGAATCTCCGCAAAGAGTTGCGTTTGTATCGCCGCGATGAGCACGGGCATGTCGTCAAGAAAGATGACCATCTGTGCGATGATTTGCGGTATCTGTGCATGTCAGGCGCTGACGTGGCTAAGCCAGTGCCGGTCGAGGCAGCGGTGGAATTGGACATGTGGGGTAAGCCAGTGCCGACCGGGGCGCCGCGCCAAGTAGGTCGTGGCACATGGATGGGGTGAAGGCGTATGGATTATGATCAAGATGGGGTTTCGCGGTGGGAAGCTGATGGCTTGTTTTACGCGAGCTATCGTAGTAATACGTTCATTACCTCGATGCGCTTATCGGATGCCGACGTTAAAGGGTATTATTTTACGCCAGGCGTCCATCCGGTCTTGAAACGCGCCGCGCGCACGGATGACGCAGGCTCTCGGGAAGGCAGTTAGCATGACTATGTACGCCGCGCCGCCGATTGACCTTGTGGGTTCGCGAGACGATACCCGCATTGCCGATATGTTGGGGCTGATGCGTCGCCGCTTCGAGATGGCAATGGAATGGCACCAAGATTGGCGGCGGAACGCGAATGAGTGGCTCAAGTTCAAGAATGGTGAGCATTGGGTACCCGAAGACCGCGAGAAGCGGCGCGAGAAAGGCCGTCCGTGCCTCACGATTAACACCTTGCCACAGTATGAGCGGCAGATTACGAATGAGCAGCGACGCAACCGCCCGGCGATGCACGTTATTCCGGTGCGTGGCGGCGCCGATGTGGACAAGGCGCGTATCTGGCAGGGCATTCTGCGCCACTTGGAGCAGCAGAGCCACGCCGAGATTGCCTACGACACGGCAGCCGAGCAGCAAATTGACCTCGGTCTGGGGCATTGGCGCTACGTGCTCGACTACGAAGATGAGTACAGCTTCGATCAAGTCCTGAAAGTGGCGCGGTTTCGCAACCCGCTGGCCGTGCTCATGGATCCGCTGTGCCAAGACCCGACAGGGCGCGGGAGTGAGTGGGGTTTCATCTTTGAGTTGCACGACCGGGAAGTGTTCCAGTATGAGTTCGGCGTGTCTGGGAGTGATTTTGCCTTCTGGGAGACGATGGCGCCGGACTGGTTCAACTCGCATACTGTGCGGGTGGCCGAATATTTCTGGCGCGATATGCAACGGGCGACGCTGGTGCAGCTTGAGGACGGTAGTACGGAGTTGTTGGAACAACGCCTCATGGCCCCGATGGCTACGCCGGATGAGTACCCGGACTTTCACGATGAGGCGTTGCAAGACTTCATCGTGAACCTGACGACGCCAGAACCGCGTTACAAGCCGCTGCTCCCCTGGATGCAGAGTCAGCTCGACAAGGCGATGCAGCAAAGTCCGTTCTCGGTCGGGTTCAGCGAAGCGTACCTCCCGCGTGTCCGTGATACGCTGGCGATGGTACGGCAAGCCAGGGCGACCCAAGTAGGCACGACGCGCTGGATTAAGACCAACGGCGCGACGATTCTGGAAGAAAGCATATGGCCTGGACGGCACATTCCGATTGTCCGCGTGACGGGCGAAGAGATTGTGATCGATGATAAGCCGAATTACAGCGGCATCATCAAGAACGCCGTTGACCCCATGCGCATGGTCGATTACTGGGTGACGATGCAAGCGGAGCACATTGCGCTGTCGCCGGTCCCGCCGTGGCTCATTGCCGAGGGGCAACTTGAAGGCTTTAAGCCGTATTGGGCCGTGGCCAACACGGAGCCGATGGCGTATCTCCCGTACAAAGTCGTGACCGATGGTAAGGGTGATGCGCTGCCGCCGCCCCAGCGGACCAGCGTCGAGCCTGCTATCGGCGCCATTACGCAGGCAATGAGCGATGCGGAGCGCCATACGCAACAAGCCGTTGGCATTTACAACGCCGGGTTGGGGGCGCAGAGCAACGAAATTGCGGGCGTGGCGATTAAAGAGCGCAATGCGCAGAGCGATACCGGGACGTATCACTACCATGACAACCTGGGGCGGAGTATCGAGTATGGTGGCGATATTTGCCTGGATGTGCTGCCGCATATCCTGACGGCTGAAAAGGTGCAGCGGATCCTGGGCGAAGACAAGAAAGTCTCGCATGTGCTGCTGAAGCCTGGCGCCGAAGATACGAAAGTGCCGGACGACATGAAAGAAATCGTTGAAGCCGTCTTTGACCCGAGCGTGGGCCAGTACTGCGTGCAAGTCGAGATGGGCGCGAGCTTTGCCAGTAAGCGCGAAGAGTCGGTCCAGCATCTCATTGAGTACGTGGCTGCAGATCCCACCGCTGCCCCGTTACTGGGGCATATCATCATGGGCAATATGGACTTTGATGAAGCCCGTGAAGCTGCCCGGCTGCTCAAGAGCCGCTTGCCAACTGAGCTGCAAGAGGAAGGCAACGGCGAGCTGAGCGCCGAAGATCAATTGGCGATGGTGAAACGCGGCATGGCGCAGCTCACCGAGCAAATGAAAGCGCTCGATGCCTTTGCGCAACAACAACAGCAAGAAGTCGCGCTGCTCCAGCAAGACAACATGCGCCTCAAGGATGCCTACGAGATTAAACGCGGGGAGTTGGCATTGCGGGCGCGCGAGGTAGAGCTGAAAGCCGAGGAAGTCAAGATCAAAGCGTTCAGTGAGGCGAGCGATGCGCAAGTGGCGCAAGATCGCATGGCGTTGGAGCAGATTGGCACCGCTGGCACACTGGCTGCGCAGCATGCGGGCGCGCCTCCTGGTACGGGTGACCTTGCGGCGATGCAATCGCAACTTGACCGCATGACGGCGATGCTGCAACGCTTGGTGACGATGGAGGCGAGCGAGCAGGAAGGCATGGGGCATGAAGCAACAGCAGAACCAGACGACGACACCGAGGGCCTATGAACAGTATGTGTTCCCGCTCGTGGTGTATCGCGGCACACAACAAGCCTTGTGCGATTCATGGGACGCCTTACATCGTGCTCTAGCTGATGGCTGGCTCGAATATCCTGAGCCACATCTTGTTGAGGCCATTGCACGGCAGGCACAAGAGGCGCATGACGCCGAGATTCGGGCAACGCGGCAAGCGTATCGTCCAGCAAAAAGCAAAGGGGCAATGATGGTGATGGCTTTCGTGAAGACAGGGAATGTCCAGGCCAGCGAGATGGAAGACCTCCTCATGACGAGTGGGCTCTTGAAAGTGCTACAAGCAGAGTACGTAGCCTGTGACGTAGAGGAGCCTGCCTGGGTGAGTAAGCGACTCCGCGAGGTCCGACATGAAATGCAACGCCGCCTGGAAGAAGAAGTAGCGAAGCTCGAAGCCGAACTGGAAGCGCTGAAAGATAAAGAAGTGAAGCGGCAAGACTTGCAAGCCAAGCTGGCGAAGTTGCAGAGCAAAACTGGCGGGGTGTAGCCGCTATTTGCAGTCTGGCGTTGAACCTGCTAGAGTTACAGAAACTCTAGCGCAGAAGCGGGATGATGGCAGGAGGTGTACTGATGTTGACCCCGTATGAACAGATGGTGCGATTCCCGACGCCAAGCGAGATGGTCGATCAGTGCATTGACAGCGCTGCGCGTGATCTCGCCATGAAGAGCGAGGCGTTCCAGGCAGAACTCATGTTGGCGCGTAACAAACTCCAGTCGGAAGTCTCGAAGCGTCCGATGGGCGATGGTCGCGCCCCCATGCGCAGCGAAGATATGAGCGGCATGATGTCCACGCCGGTCATGGGCCAGAAAGTGACTTTCATGAAAGGCAAGGTGGATCGTGGCTGAGAAAATGAACATGGACGAATCCATGGGGAAAATGGGCAGCGGGCGCCAGATGCCGATGGGCGACTTCCCGGATAAGAATGCCAAGCCGCCATCACGCATGGTCAGCATGGGCGGGATGGACGGCACGCCAGTCATGGGCAAGACGATGATGAGTCCCGAACAACAGGCGATCTTGACACCGAAAGTGACGGAGCATGATCGCGGCATGTAAGTAAGACCTGCTTTCCACAACTGCATACCCGCGTGGCAACGCTGCTGATCACAGCGTCTTCACGCACAGCCTTGGCGGCTTTTTGGTGCGCACCACACCAGAGAGCCGCCTTTTTTGTGGCCAGGCGGGTATGTCTCGTTTTGATCCCTGCGGCCTTGGGTTAAGAGGCCAGGACATTGTTGCACGAAGGAAGCACGGATGAGTGAATTGAACGTATACGAAGCACAACGCGGGCAAGGCTGGACGGGGGTCGATCTCTCCGCGACACCGGATGAGCCTGTTGCGCCCGTGGTGGAGACGTCTGCGGAACCGAGCGCGGATGCGCCGGTGGCCGACGCGCCTCCTACTGAGCCTATAACGCCTGAGCCAGTCCTTGACGTGCCGCAACCGACACGCGGCGAACGGCGACTGGCGCAGCTTCAAGAACAAATCCAGGCGAGCTTAGTGGCCAGGCGGGCTGCTCAGGCGGAACTGGATGCACTCGAAGCCGCCGCAGCGACGCGGCGGTCTGAACTGGCCGCACTAGGTCAGCCTACACACCCTGCTCCTGTGGCACCATCGGGCAACGGCGCACCGTTGCGCAGTCAGTACGCGGATGAGTCCACGTATCTCGCTGCGGTGGCTTCGTGGAGTGGTGAGCAGGCGGTGGACCGGGCCTTAGCGAAGCAGAAAGCGGCGGAACAAGCCGAGCGGATTTTAAGTCGGCACCAGGCCGGGGAGTCTGCGTATGCGGACTATCGGCAAGTGGTGACGAATCCAGACTTTGAACCTCATGACTTCCTTCGTCCCGTCCTGGCAGATTTTGTGCGTGATTCCGAGATGGCGCCGCATGTGCTGTATCATCTGGGCACGAACGCGGAAGCCTTTGCGGAGCTGCAAGACCTCAACGCAAACGGCGCGAAACGGTACTTGGCGCGTTTGGGGGAAGCCTTACGGCAAGCCCAGGCACCAGCCGCGACTGCGGGGGCACCTCGCGTCGCTCCACGGACGCTCCCCCCCGTGACAGCGCACGTGCCGCCGGTGCGGCCACTCTCGGGCGGTGGGACTGGCCCGGTGGGGAATAACGCGACCGAGATTGCCAACCAGCGTGGCAGCTTTGCCGATTATGTCAAGGCCAGGAATGCGGAGGAAGGGCGTCGCTAACCATATAGAGGATAGGCCTCGTGGCGAATACCCTGTTAAGCAATGCCGAGATTACCTATGAGACCGGGCGCACCCTGGTTAATAAGCTGTCGATGGGCGGGCGCGTCAATCGGCAGTACAGCAACATGTTTGTGGATGGGCGCAACGGCGAAACCGTCTTCCTGCGCAAGCCGCCACGGTACACGGTCAGTATTGGCCGGGCAGCGGTCGTGCAGGATATTACGGAAACGTATGTCCCGTTGACCGCGAGTCGGCAGATTAACATTTCTCTGAACTGGACTTCTGCCCAGCGG